AACTTTGGTTTGATATGAAAAGAGATAGTTATGGTGGAGGGGTATCACCACCAACTATGATTAAATTTTTATACGGTCACATACTTGAAAGGGTTGTGTTGTTCTTAACAGAACTTGCCGGTCATGAAGTTACTGATGAACAAAAAGAAATAAAAGTCAGTGGCATACTAGGACATATGGATTGTAAGATAGATGGAGAGGTTATTGATATCAAATCTGCCTCTGGTTTTGCATTTCAAAAGTTTGCTAATGGCACTTTGGCAGAGTCAGATGCATTTGGGTATATGGCTCAACTATCTGGTTATGAACATGCAGAGGGTACAAATAAAGGCGGATTCGTTGCTATCAATAAAGAGAACGGAGAACTTGCATTATTTCGACCAGAAGAACTTGACAAAGTAAATATAGAAACTAAAATTAGAACAGTCAAAAAAATAATTAAGTCAGACTCTCCGCCTGAACTTTGTTACCAACCAATAGCCGATGGTGCTTCTGGAAACATGAAGCTCCCTAGAGAGTGCGGTTGGTGTCCACATAAATTTGAATGTCATAAAGACTCAAACGATGGTAAAGGTCTTCGTGTATTTCAGTATGCGAAAGGACTTACTTATTTAACTAAAGTAGAAAAGCTACCGAAAGTAGAAGAAATAACGGAGAAGTTTGTATGATGATTTGGAGTGACCAAGAATCTAAAGAAGAAATAAAAGAAGACGTAGTTAATAAACCTAAACACTATAATCAAGGTGGTATAGAGTGCATAGATGCTATTGAAGCTATGTTAACTCATGAAGAGTTTGTTGGTTATCTACGTGGTAACTCATTGAAGTATAGATGGAGATTCCGTTATAAGAATGGTAAAGAAGATTTACTTAAAGCTCAATGGTATGAAAATAAACTATTTAAAATATTGGAGGAAAAAATAGATGGCAGATAAGAAAGGTGAGTTACCTTATCTAGGAATAATAATTAATTATGATAAAGATAAAAAGCTTGATAAGTTTAGTAAAGATACAATTGAAGATAGATACTTATGGGAAGATGAAGAAAGCCCTCAAGAAGCATTTGCTCGTGCCTCTGTATACGTTAGTACATACAAAGGTGAAACAGATTATGAAATGGCTCAGAGAATATACAATTACTCTTCTAACCATTGGTTTATGTTTAGCACACCTATTCTTTCTAATGGTGGCACTACTAGAGGTCTGCCTATTAGCTGCTTTTTAAATCATGTGCCTGATAGTAGGCATGGTTTATCAGCTCACTACGATGAAAACATTTGGTTAGCTAGTTCTGGTGGCGGTATTGGTGGCTACTGGGGAGAGGTAAGAAGTGATGGTGTTTCTACTTCTAATGGTAGTAGGTCTACAGGGTCTATACCTTTTATGCATGTGGTTGACTCTCAAATGTTGGCTTTCAATCAAGGCACAACAAGACGGGGTAGTTATGCAGCTTATCTAGATATATCGCATCCAGAAGTAGAAGAGTTTATGATAATGCGAAAAGAATCTGGTGGTGACATAAATAGAAAGTGTTTAAACTTACATCATGGTATTAACATAACAAATGCATTTCTAGATGCTATTCGTAATGACGATGACTGGCGACTGATTGACCCTAAATCTGGCGATGCTGTTAAAATAGTCAAAGCTAGAGAGTTGTGGTCTAAGATATTAGAGACTCGTTCAGAGACTGGTGAGCCTTATCTAATTAATATAGATACTTGTAACGACCACCTCCCTAAAGAACAAAAAGAATTAGGATTAGAAGTTAGGCAAAGTAATTTATGTTCAGAAATAACACTGCCTACTAATGAAGAAAGAACTGCTGTGTGCTGTTTGTCAAGTGTAAACCTTGAACACTATGATGAATGGTCCAAGGATAATCTTTTTATAGAAGATTTAATAACTATGCTTGACAATGTTTTACAACATTTTATAGATAATGCAGTCGATACAGTACAACTTGGAGAATATAATGCAAACTTTAAAAGATTTAAAAACTACATTAAAGAAGATAAAGAAGGATTTACAAAAGCAGCCTACTCTGCTTATAGAGAAAGGTCGATTGGTTTGGGTGCAATGGGTTTCCATTCTTACCTCCAATCTAAAAACATTCCTTTTGAAGGTATCTTTGCTACTGGATTTAATTATAAAGCGTTTAAGCACATTAAAGAAGCTGCGATGGAAGCATCTAAGAAACTGGCTGATAGTAGGGGTGAAGCTCCTGACGTTTCTAACTCTGGTTACCGCAATGCTCATCTTCTTGCTGTTGCCCCTAATGCTAGTAGTAGTATCATATGCGGTGGTACGTCACCGTCAATAGAACCTGTTAGGGCTAATGTTTATACACATAAAACTTTATCTGGAAGTTATAAAGTAAAAAACAAATATTTAGAAAAATTAATAAATAAAAAAATAAAAGACCCTAAAAAGAAAGAAAAACTTTGGCAAGAAATTAATGTAGCAAAAGGTTCAATACAAGATTTAAAACAATTTACTGACGAAGAAAAAGAAGTATTTAAGACTGCAGATGAAATTAATCAAATCTGGGTGGTAGAACACGCATATAAGCGTCAAGAATTTATATGTCAGGCTCAGTCAGTCAATTTATTTTTCGTGCCTCCAGACTCCTCTATGGAGCAGGAAACGCATGATGAGTATTTACAGTATGTAAGTGATGTTCACTGGTATGCAATGAATACACTTAAATCACTGTATTATTTTAGGTCTGATGCAGCAAAAGCAGCAGAGAATGTAAATGTTAAAGTTCCACGTATTAAATTAGATGAAGTGGAATGCATAGCTTGTGAGGGATAATTATGAGTATATATTCAGGAAGTAAGCTTTATGAAGCATTGAAAGCTAAATATGAAGCTGAGATTATGGAAGCAAAAGCTAACATAGAAATTTATTTAGATAACAAAGTAGGTGTAGCAGAACATCCTAATGTTGTTGAATCATTAGATAAGTTAATAGAACAGTTAGCTAGTGCAGAAGATAAATTAAGAACTTTAAAACAAAACTATTAGGAGAAACTATGAGAAACCCGTTTAACTACATTTTAATATTTGTAGGTTTATTTGTAGCGTTTGGATTGTATGTCAGCAGCGTCTACTCTAACTTAGACTATACAAATTATCCAGATAATCATTTATGCATTCAAGAATGTTGGGAGAATATAGGATGAGTTTATTAAGCACTAGAGAATATTACAAACCGTTTGATTATGCATGGATGTTTGAATACTATGATTTACAAAACAAAATGCACTGGCATCCTATGTCTGTACCTTTACACACTGATGTTAAAGATTGGAACGAAAAATTAACAGATTCTGAAAAGAATTTATTGACACAGATATTTAGATTGTTTACTCAGTCTGATGTAGATGTAGCGTCTGGTTATGTAGAAAGATACATGCAGTTATTTAAATTACCAGAGGCACGTATGATGATGTTAGCTTTTGGTAACATGGAGGCTATCCATCAACATTCCTACAGCTTGTTATTAGATACAGTTGGTATGCCTGAAATAGAATACAAAGCTTTTTCTGAATATGAAGAGATGTCTAAGAAGCATGACTACATAACAGAACTTAAAACATTAAAGACTGATAAAAGAACTATAGCAAAAGCATTAGCAGTTTACTCTGCTTTTACTGAGGGTTTACAACTCTTTAGTAGCTTTGCAATCTTGATGAACTTCCAAAGGTTTGGCAAGATGAAAGGTATGTGTCAGATAGTAGCTTACTCTATACGTGATGAAAGTTTACACGTAGAAGCTATGACTAAACTATTTAGAGAATTTATAAAAGAGAATATCGACATATGGACAGATGACTTCAAAAAAGAAATCTATCAGATATGTAGAGATATGGTAAAACTTGAAGAAAAGTTTTTAGACTTAGTATTTGAGATGGGAGATATTGAAGGGCTAACTAAAGAGGAAATGTATGCATACAATAAGTACATTGCCGACAGAAGATTGTTACAGTTGGGATTAAAACCTAACTACAAACAAAAAGACAATCCTTTGACTTGGTTAGATGATGTGTTAGGTGTGGAGCACCAGAACTTTTTTGAAGGTAGGGCAACGTCATATCAAAAAGCCGGACTCAGAGGTGATTATGGAAAATTAACCTTTGCAGGATTTGATAATGAAAGCGAGACGAAATGAAGCAAAACTTTTAAGTTATACTCTACTGTATGACAGGTCAGGAAAACTTGTCACAGAAAGAACTTCTACAGATATTACAGAGCTTAAAAAATATTTTACACTTGAAGAATACGAAACTCTCAAAACTATTATGAGAGAAGCTACTCAACAATTAGATACTGTTCATAATCATATAGAAGCATGTTTAAATGCTAGAATTATGAATAGTAAATAATTAGAATGAGTTGAATACGGTGTAAGAGTAAGCCACTAAAAACCAGAAACTAAAACATAAAATACAGATTTCTTCTGTACCCCTTCCCATTTTTCCTCCTTGTGGGGAATTGTTAATCTTTACGTTTATCTTTTTGCTGTGCCTTGGCAATCTTATCTTTCTCAATAAGTTGTGGTGCTCCAAGGGCAGTTTTAAGAAAAACCTCCTGTCGTATGATTTCGTTATCGACTGAACGTACTCGGTCTATGAGAGAAACAAGAATGTTCATCTGCGAATCCAGTTTAGCATCCAGTCTTTTTTCAACAGCAGTTAGACTCTCATTGATTTTGTCATCAACAACATCTATCTTCTGCTCCATTCCATTAATAATTTTATTCAGTAGCTTCCATACGAAAAAGCCCAGTCCTAGTGTCATAGCAATAGGAAAGCCGACATCATTTATTAATGTAATAATTTCATTCATCTTCTTCTGATTCTTCCCAGATATTCAGGGATTGGTCAACTATGTCTTGTATAGTCTTAGGTCTCTCCACTAGTTACCTTTTGTAACCTTTTCTTTCTTCTCATATGTCCTGAGTCCTGCCATTCCTAGCATCGCCATAAGAATTGTAGAGAGTTGTGAAAAATCAAACTCAGGTAGCTCTACTTGCATACCTGCAATATTAATACCAAACTTTT